GACAGGGAAAGGCATCGCAAAAGGCGATGACGCGCCAGATGTAAATGCCTTGTTCCCCCACTGCCAGACCAAGCCGCCCATCCAGCTCGGGAAACAGATGTACCCATTGACCCCCAGCGAAACACGGAAGCCCGCACGGAGCTTTTTCGGGGTCACAATCGTTGCATCGTCAACGCCCAAATCAACCTGGGATTGCGTGGCCACCTTCGCGGTGCCCTGGTTGTTTTCGGTCGCCTGCGCTGCCAAGGCCACCAACGCCGCAATATCAATGCTTCCCTGATTGATCGGCGCGTTCCAGGCCTTGATACACCAAATAACCGAAAGGTTTCGAGGCCGCGTTACCCCATAACTAATTTCAACCCGACTTGGCCTTTGTATGCCCTGACCTGTGCCCGACTGGTTAAATCGAGCGTAGGGGTATAGCGCTGGATCGACATCATCCAGCCCCATTTCGGTGAATGCCTTATCGCCTGAAATTTCAGCGTAATCCGTAATTGTGTCGACTGTCGGTGCTGCACCGATGTTGTGGAACGTACCTTTTTGCCAGCTACCAACAGCTCGACCTGCGTCAACGCCTCGCCCGTGATCCCAGCCTCGCAGGAACTCGCCGCGCGACTCGGGCAGGCGAAAGTTACTGGCGCCCTCGTCACCCTTGTTGAATGCCCCGCCCAAGAACGTCGCCAGGTCTGGATAAGCGACAACGCTTTTGACGCTGCCATCCAGCTCCAGAAAGCCCGGCGCGACCTTTTCCACGGGAAAGCCGACCATCGCACCCACCGGCAGTGCCGAGGCCTGGCCGATCATCGCCGTGATTTGATCCTTGGTGTAAGTGTCGGTAATACCGTGGCCCGCCAACGTGGTCGGGTTGGTACCGGCGATCACCCGGCCGTATTTATCGACGGTGACATTGGCATAAGAGCCAGCGCTGACGCCGGTGCGGCCCACAGCCATTTCAAAGGCCAGAGCGGTAGTGCCCAGCACAATCGGCGCATCCGTCACCAGCTGCCAAACGCTGTCGCCGTTGACGGTGCCGGTTTCGACACTGACGAACAGGCCCGGCGTCACCTCGACGCTACTGTCTGCGTCCTGGGTACGCTTCCAAACGCCGGTCGAAGAAACCACATACAAGCCGTTTTCCTTGGCGGCCGTCTGATTCTTCACCAGCACGCGCGCATCCGCCGGCAACAGCACGCCGTCGATGGTCTGCACACCGCTCAAAGCGATATTGGCCGTGGTGGCCACCAACACCGAATGCTTGAAGTCCATTTTTGCCATGGCTTCAACAATCTGAGTGTCAACATATTCGCGGGTCGCCAGAACAATCGCCGGGTCAATCTTCAGGACGACGCTCGCGGTATTCGCGACGATGAAATTCATCCGAATGATTTGGGTCTTGCCCGTCCCCTGCACAAGCAACGGTTTGAAGCTTGGGGCACAGTTGGCCACCGCCACCATGTCGCCATCGGCGTCATACAGTCCGATTTCCCGGATCCACTTACCACCCACGTCTGCCGGGATCACCTGTTCAGTGATGATGATGTTCGGGTTTGCCGGATCGGTTCGCACCTGATTGACCGGCGCACGGCGCCATTCATTGATAAGCCGCGTTTGCGTTCGGTTGGGGATCGGGTCCGTTAGGTTGGCATCCCCCACGCCCATTTGGGCGAACGTCCAGGGCAGGCCCAGGGCGGTAGCGTTTGCCTGTTTCGCCTCCCCCACAGCTGTGAGAATGGCAAAAAACTGACTGTTCTGATCAATCATGGATACACGTCCAGGGTGTCAATTTCATCAATACACATGACCTGGCCATAGGTGCCGGTCACCTCGATATCGCGGGGAGTTGGTGGGTAAACGTCGATTACTTCACCCTCGCTTACACAGGCGCCGATGCCGATGTAACCGGTGGTCTCCAGGCTGATCGCCAGGCCGGTCATTTGCCGACTGACGGGCTTGGCGTCATCAATGAGCCGGGTCAGCTCTTCGTACATTTCTTCCGTAATGCCGGTATCCAGAACGCCGACCTTCAGGGCGAACGTGCCCGGCACCCCCTCGGGCACCGTCTGCCACCACTCCATGACCTCAATCAGGTAGCCCAGCGGCTCGACCACGCGGCGCAATGCGCCAATCGTGCCTTTGTGCTTATGGATGTAATACGAGGCCTTGATGGCGGCCCGCTTGGTCGCCTCGCTCCACCGGTAATCCCAGCGGTCGACCGACCAGGCCCACGCCAAATGCAGCAGCAAATGGGCCGGACAGGTATCGGCGTTGTAGAGCGTGCGCAACGGAACAATGGTTTTTTCGTAAAGCGCTGCCTCTATGGCGCGCTCCAGCTGAGTGCTATTGCTGGGAAGTAGGCTTTTCATCCGCCAACCTCACGCTGTAACCAGTGCAGTACGCGGCCTGGGCTTTAGTAGGGGCCAGGTCGACCCACCCGGTCAGCTCGACACGCGAAACGCCGGCGACATGCACCTGTGCGTCCACAGCAGAACGGGCCACCTCAACGCCAAGACGTTTACGGGGGTTGATCCATTTCGACAGACGGCTCAAGGCCTCGGCCAGGGCCGCGTCACCTTCTGGTCCGGCGCTGTTCATGTGCAGGATCGCGTCAATGCGGTAATTCAGAATTTCGGCGCCCTGGACTGTCACACGGTCCCCCAGCGGTCGCACGTCGTCGTCATTAAGGGCTTTAGCCACCGTGGCCAACAGCGCCGGCGTGGCCGTCCCGTCCCCTTCGGTACTCAGCACCGTTACGGTAACGCGTGCCGGCGATGGGCTTTCTGCCGTGGCGTCCCGCACTAGGCCGGATGCGTTGCGCGCGTGCAGGATGTAGCTGTTACGCGGCCCCGCAGTGGTAAGCCCCTCATAGGCCAACTGGATACGCTCGCGGTACGAATCATTGTCCTCAAGGACTTCAGCCACCGGTGGAACAGCCAGCAGATCCTCGGGTTGAATCACCAGGCGCTGAAGGTTGACGTTTGCGCCCAGCTGATCGAGGTCGCCATTGATCGCGTGAGCCAACAGCAACGCCTTGCATGCGTCGTTAACCCGGGCGCGGTTGCCGACCTTGTTATACGCCCCCACCTCCAGCACCTTGGTAACAGGATCGCTTTCAAGCGCGGCGTTCCAGTTGTCGCCCATATAGGCGCGGAAAGCTGACAACCCTTCGTCGTAGACCTCTTCAAAGTCCAGCGGCTCAAGCACCTCCGGCGCCGGTAAGGCCGACAAGTCCACGATGCTCATACGCTTACCTCCAAGACAAAACTGTCGCCCAGGTACTCGCCGGCAACGAGCATGTTTATTTTCCCATCCAGCAGCGAAAGCGCCGTCACTCGCTCAAGCTTCAGGCGCGGCTCACTACGGCCAAGGGCACGGGCCGCTTCGGCCTGGACCGCACTTTTCCAACCAGCATTGATTGGCAAGTCAACGAAACCGCGTAGCTTGCTGCCGTACTCCGGCCGCTGCCGACGACTACCCAGGGGCGTACTCAGAATGTCGGCGATGGACTGCCGCAAATGCTCAATGCCGGATATGGGCTGCCCGGTGTGGCGATCCATTCCGATCATCTGGCTTATCCCTCCTGGGCGGCGTATTCGCTATGAGCCTTCAGGAAGGCCACAGCCTCTTTATCGGACTCGGGGACCACCACCAGGTGCTTGGCCACTGGGTAAGTACGATCAGTACCGGGCACAACCAGCGTGCGGGACGTGTAGACCAGATCGCGGAACGTCAAATACGCCGGCGCGCCAGTGGCATGTTCTTCGGTTGCGGGCTTCTCGATGGTCTTGGCCATGATTTCTCCGGTCATGAAAAAGCCCGCACGCGGCGGGCTGTAGGTGATTTTTGGTTAATGCTTGTGGTGGTTGTCGCTGTTGCCGGCCGCCAGAATATCCGCGTCGCCGGTGATGCTCTGTGTTACGTGTAACGTGCCGTCGATCTCTACCGCACCGATCAACGCTATCTGCGGTGATTTTATCGCCGCCCAGCCGGACGCAAGGTCGAACTCGGTACCGCCAACCGTGGCATTCACCGCGTTATCCGTAACGGTTACAACCGTGCTTCCCACTTTGATGGTGACCGTGCCAGTGGGCAACGTGATGGTGTAGGACTTAGCCTCCCAGTCGTAAACCAGGGATCCGCCATCGTCAAAACGCCATACCTCGACATGATCGCGGTTATCCGGCTGGCCGCCGGCATTGCCATACAGTCCCGGGATAAACGTGCCCATACCCGCCTGGCCGCTGGGATTGAACAACACACCCTGCTCGCCCAGGCTGGGCGCCCGCCAGTGCCGCGCCTTACCAGCCGCCAGGCTGTGCCAGCGCACCCAGGCGCTAGTCCATTCGCCATTGCTGACACGCACCGCCGGCGCCGCCAGATCCACACCGACCACCACGCAGGGCATCAGCATGGCGGCAATCATGCGGTCATGTTCGGCACTGGCGTAGCTCATACCGGATCCTCGGGGTAAACAGGGCCGGTATCACTGGTGAACTCCCCTGCAGGGGACACAGGGCCGCTAGGGGATTCGTCAGGCCATGGCCAAGTGAACTCCCCCAGTTCGAAAGGCTGGACCCATTGAACCGACCACATGACGAACTGCTCAAGTTCAGGCGTCGGGGCTTCAGGCTGGGCGTGGACCTGCGCCGGCGGGCCGGTGACAAAGTCCAAATTCCACCACTGATCCTTTAGCACCGTCATCATTTGGCCGGCCAAGATAGCGGCCTGGAGCGATGCCTTGGGCCGGTCTGCCTCCACCAGAATGCAGGATTGGAAACGACCAATGATCGCCGTTTTCCCCTCTCCCCGATCCTGGCCCGGTGCCATATCAGTGATCCCGTACAACAGCGCCGGCGTCATCACCTCGGCTCCCAGCTCCGGGAACTGTTCAACATGCACAACCCGGGGCATCTGTTCGCTAATTATGCGAGTGATCGCATCATGTAATGTCGTCAGTTCGCTCATTGGATACGCTCAACACCAAGTCGACCATGCCGGAACCATCGGGCTTCAGACGGACAACCTTGTAACGGCCACCGCCCAACAGGGACGGCAGATCAATGGTTAAATGGTCGCCCTTCTTGACGCCCTGCACGTCGACCACGCGCGCGGTCAGGGTGGGCTCTAACACCTCGTCGGCATTGATTGCCCCGCCCAAGCGTGCAGCACCGGTTTTCCCGCCGCCGATTTCGGCGCCGACAAAGGGGGATGCAAACGCGCCGAAGACACCACGACCGTCAGCAAGCGTCGCCGGATCGCCCAGGCGTTCAACCGCCAAGGCGTCCATGCGATCAGCCAGGGCCCGAAAGCCACCGGCCATTACTGGATCAACAGGGCTTCAGCGAAGCCGCCAGACGCGTCAGTCAGCAATTTGCCGAACGGAACAGCGTCTGCTGTGCCATCTGCGACCAACCCACCAGCCAACAAACTGACCTTGGCGCCCTGCTTCAGGGCACCGGTAACCGGCAGCAGCCACGAACCACCCAGGGCACCCACGCACGGCTCGCCCTTCTTGGTGGTATCCATCGGAACCACCACGAGGGAGTTAATAGCCAGCGGAACGCCGGAAGTCGTCCCAGCAGTTGGCGAAGTAAAGGTGACCGTCTGCCCGGCGCCTTGATAATTCTTAGACATCGTTCAATTCTCCAGAACGCAAAAACAACAAACCCCGCACTTGGCGGGGTTCTCAGGGAAAGCGGTTATTACTTACCGGCAGCGCCGTACAGGCCACGGTAGTCCGATGGCGCAACGCCGGCGTCAATACGTACCTTGCTGGCTACGCCGTCGACGCTGAAACCGTTTTGCTGCTCCACGTACGGGGTGTCAATACCGTTGAGGTACGCCACTTCGATGGTGTCGCTGCCTTGCTTGGCGGCCATAAACCAACCGGTTGCCGAATTGTCGTCAAGACGCGGCTCGCCGATCACTTCGGCAAAACCGCGAATCGGGTTGATGATGCCTGAATTGACATCAGCACCCGGCACCGAGGCCGAATTGATCAGTTGATTTGCCTTGTCTTCCAGGGCTACCGGCGTCAGCACGTAAGCAGGGCGAATATTCAAGGTGCGAGCCTTGCCACCCTCAACCTGCGTTTTTTGCGACGCCATTGCGGTCTTGCCTGCGATCAGGCTAGCAATGGACAGCTCAGAGCCTGCGCCGGTCGCCCAGTTCTTACGGGAGGCATCAAACAGCGGTTTACCGTCGCGCATCTTTGGCGGGCTGGTCAGTACCGCATAGACCAAATCGCCGATAGTCGCACGCGCTGCCTGGCCCATCTTGTAAGGCACGTCACTCAACAACGACAGGTCGTCGTTGATGATCGCCTGACGGGTGATCGAAAACAGCTCGCCGTAGGTAGCAAGCGTGATCGGCTCGCCGCGATCACTCAGGGTGATGTGCTTGTACTCGGCGCCCGGGCGCACTTCGCGCAAGCTCGGGAACTCGCCCAAGCCGACACGCGAAGACGTTTTGAAGTCGCTCAACTGGCCTTTTTTGGTCCAGAGCTGGAACGTCTCCGGCGCGTCCTCCCAGCCCTGCAACACCGACTTGCCAGAGATATCCAGCAGAATCTGCCCGAAGTCGCTGGAGCTGTGAGTGAAGGCAAGGCCAACCATCTGCATAGGGTTGAGCGTGGCCACCAGAATGCCGCGCTCCGTCAGGGATGCGCGGGCCAGCTCGCGCATACTCATGTGGTTCAAACCGTTGCTGGCCTCGATTGCAGTGATACCGATCCGCGCTTCCAGGGACGCACGCACCGAGTCGCCAACCAGATTACCGTTGGAGATATGACCGTGCAGGCCTGGGACATTGGACGGCGTGGTCTGCTCGCCCAATTTAGCCAACAGCTGCGCCCGGGCACTTTCAACAGTGCAAGTCATGTCAGCTACGCAAGCCTGCAAAAGCTCAGGATGGGCAGTCGCAAAGCTGCCGAAAGCGGCAGTGATACCGGTGCGGCGTACGCCTTCCTCGGCAATCACCTGGGCGCGAATTTGGTCAGCCGACAGGGAATTTGCCGGCGCCGGGGCAGGCGCTGGAGCTGGAGCTGGAGCTGGAGCCGGAGCCGGAGCCGGAGCCGGAGCCGGAGCAGGTACCTGGTTACGCGGGTTCATCAGATTGTTAAAAGCTTCTGGCGGCATGTGTTCAAACTCCTGCATGCGTTTCGATTTGAGTTGTGCGGCAGCTACCAGCGGGTCGATCAACTGATCAGCGAAACCGGCTGCCACCGCCTCGCTGCCATCCATCCATGTTTCATCCTTCAACAGCGCGTGGATTTCTTCCGCGCTCTTGCCGGTCTTGCTGACGTAGGCCTGCACCAACGTACCTTCAACCTTGTCGAGCAGGTCGGCATAGCGGCGCATATCGTCCGCATCGCCGCCCTGTGCGCCCCAGGGCTTGTGGATCATCATCATGGCGTTAGTTGGCATGTACACCTTGTCGCCCGCCATTGCGATCACGCTGGCCATGGAAGCGGCCAGGCCGTCGATGTACACATCTACACGGGCCGGGTGGGCCTTGAGCGTGTTGTAAATCGCCATGCCGGCAAACACATCGCCACCGGGCGAGTGAATGCGCAGATTGATTTGTGACACGTCACCACAGGCCGCCAGATCCTGGGCGAACTGCTTGGCGGTGATGCCCCACCCGCCAATCTCGTCATACAGCAGAATCTCGACACTGCCGCGCGCCATGGCGCGCATCGAATACCAACTTTCCACTGGCTGGTTAGCTGCCGTAATAACGGACGAAACCGACGACTGAATCGACGCCCTGGGCATCGTCAGCGGCGGCGCTTCACGCTTTCTCTTTTTCGCTTGATAGGTCTGCATTGACGGTCACTTTCCCGTAGAACTTGTGATAGGCGTCAGAGCTGAACACCAGCCCTTTCGCCCGGTTGTTTTCGATTTCCGCCTGACGCGAACGCTTAAGCTCTTGCGGGTTTCGCCCACGCGCTCGCGCCACTTCGGCCTCATCGGCAAAACCGCCCTGTACCAGCGCATCCCAGGCATTCGCCTCATGCACCGGGTTAATCCAGGGCATCACCGGCCCCTGATAAACCGCGCTGTACACCGAATCCATGTTTACGTCGCCAGGCGGCACTAGTACGCCGCTGACCAACGCCATTTCGACAAAGGCCCGGTAAACCTTGCGCGACCAGTAGTCGATGAATTCGTGTTGCAGCAGGTCATAACCCAACTGCGACTCCACCAGCTCCTGGCGCTGGGCCGAGTACGTGCCTGTGTAACTGCGCGTCGCAGTGGAGTAGCCAATGCGCGTGCCCGCCGCGACCGCGCGCAGCTGCCCGTTGCGGAAGCTCTCCACAAACTGGCTGGGCCGGTTGCTTTCGATCATTCCCACGTCTTCACCGGGCAGCAGCCCGTCAAACACCATGCCTGGGGCAATTGGAATACTTCGGGCACCAGTGGCCTGGCCGTCCTTGCCGGCAGTCGTAGGCGCAACCACGTAGTCGTCGGTCGAGCCCTTTTTGATGAACATCGCTAGGGCTGCACTGATACGAGCGGCTACGCGCTCGCTTTCCTCGTAGTCCTTGATATCCGCCAGGCGCGTAATCACCGCGTGCATCAAGGGCTGGCCTCGGTTTTGCCCGATTCGCTTGCGGTACGCGATGTGCAACATCCGATCAGCCGGCACAAGCTTGGTATCTACCGACATGCTGAAACCCAAGGCGCTGCCAGGGTGACGTTTCAGCAGGTTGTAACCGGTGACCCGGCGCCAAGCGTCACGCGTGATGCCCTGGCAAATCCCTTTAGATTCGTCGTTGTAGCTCCAGGGCAGATAGTCTGGCTCCAACAATTCCAGGGTGAAAGGCACTTTATGCAGGTGCTTGAAGTTGGCCACCTTGCCAAACAACAACTGGGCCAGCGCTTCACCATCGCGCAGCCAAGTACGGCACACCAGACGTTCCATTTGTGCCCGGGTTAACTCGCCCGACGTTTCGGGCCGCAACGACCACTCGGCCCACAGGTCTTTAATCTGCGCCGCGAACTCCAGGTGAATATTGCCCGCGTGATCCAGAGGCAACGGCTCCACCGCAATCCCAGCACCACCCACTACCCGTTCTTCCAAACGGTCAAAAATACCCGTTACCAGGTCGTGGTCTTCGTCCAGCTTTCGAGCCTGTCCGCGCATTGCCTCCGCGTCGCGCTGCAACGAGGCATCAGCACTTCGCGTTTGCCGTTTCGCTTTGTGTGTACGCGTGACCTCGGCAGCCTCAAAGGCTTGAATGCCGCTACGTGCCGCCAGGCGCCGGAGCCCCGCGCCAGGGCTAACCGCCGCAATGCAGCGGTCGAGGAAGTTCAACGGAACTCAGCCAGGGCATAACCCGGACTGCCTTGCGCGGCGGCGCGCTGGGCGTTAACCCGGCGCTCCCATTCGCGTCGACCTGCTTGGATTTGCGGCAGCTCGGCCATGGTGTGGGTGCGACCATTAAAAATGGTCGTTTTGCCCAGCAGAATGGCGGCCTCTGCCTCCAGATACTTGTCCAGCATCTCCTGCGCGTTTATAGCCATCCGTTACTTTCCACGTTATGCCAGTCGCCAGGGGCGTCGGCTTGAGTTGATGGGGGCTCAGGCCGCGCCGACTCAATCGGCGGCTCTGATTCTTCTGGCTCATTCACGTCGGGCACTTCCGGCACCTCCCACGCACCCGTGGCCGGCACGAACTGAGCCTCTAAGGCCAGCTGCTCCAGATCCAGGCCGAAGCGCTCCTGACTGATCCGCAGGGCGGCCAGCGCATACACAAAACAGTCGAGAGCTTCATTGCGGCGGCGGCCACTGGTCCAGCGCTGAACGCGGCGGCCTTTGGACACCACCCATTCTTTGCGCTCGCTGGTCAGCTGCTTCATTTCGTCTTCGTCACACACCAGCTCGTTGAGGGGCAGGTGGATGCACTCAGGCACCGGACGGTCGCCGTCCGGCTCGATTTTCAAGCGGCTGTAGATCAGCTCCTTGGCGTTGTCCGTGCCTACCTCAGTGAGGTAAACCCGGTCGCCCTTGGTCTTTTTCTTCGGGAAAGTGGCAATCTTCTTGCCGTAGGTCGCGGCGCCGAACACCGGGATAACCCAGGTGACGCCGTGCTTTTTACTTTCCTTACGCACTTCATCCGAGTAGTGGCCGCCGGAGTCCCAGCACCAGCGCTCTACACGCATTAGCGTGCCGTCTTCGCGAGTGAACTGGCGTCGTATTTCCTGGCCCACTTTCTTGCGAAGCTCAACGCTTGCAGGGTCACCGGTCAGCACCCAACGGTGAACTAGCCACGCTTCCTCACCGGCGCCGAAAGCCCAAACACGGCCCTCATAACGGTCATCCTGCGTGTCAATCCCGCCGAACAGCGCGACACCCCGTGCGGGCACTTTCAGGTAGTTGCTACGCCGCTTGGCCAGCACTTCCCATTCCAGTTTCTCGCCTTGGTCTTCTTCCCATGCTTCGCCCAGGGTGGTGTTGATAAAAGTCTTGAGCTTGCCCCGGTCCTTGCCGACCTTCAGCCATTCGCTGACCACCGAAGCCCAAGTAACGAACTCGGAATACACGGTCCAGATATGGAACGTGACAGAGCGCGGCGTGGTGATGGGCTGATCATCAGCGGAAAACCACTCCATGCCGTCGCGGGTCCAAATGCCTTGGCGCTCGCAGATGTAGCGCCCGGTAACTGACGCCTGGATCATTTCGTGGTATTCAAACGAGCAACCGTTGCCGGACTCACATAAGTACCAGGCCTTTTCTACCTGGCCGTACCCATCGAGCCTCCAGCGCATGCCGTAAGGCTTGTCGAAGGCGCCCCACTTCAAGTGCTGTTCTGTGCCGCAGCACGGGCACGTGATGTTGAACCGAAGGAAGTGAGGCGACTCATCAGCCGCGCGACTGATTTGGCAGCCCTCCCCCACTGACTCGTCGTCCTCACCGCCGGCAACGATCACCCCAGGCGTTGACCCGCGAATCGACTTAGGGAACGTCGCACCTTCAAGGCGCTTATCCCCCAGCATCGTCGGGGAGCCCTCACCCTCGATATCAGCGTCGAACTTTGACAGTTCGTCGTAGATCACTTCATCAGGGCTTTTCTCCCGGTAGTTTCGCGCCGCCTTACCGCCCAGACACCAAAGCATTTTCGAGTTATCAAAACGCTTTTCGTCCAGGGTGTTATCCCGGTGCTTCACCCCGTACCAGGGCGCCAAAGCGCGCACTAGGGGAACGTCGCGGATCATCGTTTCGATGTGGCGCTTCATCATGGTGTCGGCGTCCGGATCGGTCGGGCACCAGGACAACACGTTGCGTTTCTTGTGCTGGATCTTGTAGCCCTTATTAGCTACCAGCATCTTGGTATAGCCAACCCGTGCGGACTTCAGCACGTTGACTACAGCGATCAGGTCATTGCCCATCGCATTAAGAATGGCAACCTGAAACGGCGCCGTGGTCCAGCGCCCTTCCTGATAGGACGACTCGGAGGACAGGTAAAAATGCTTATCGGCCCACTCAACCGCCGTCAGTGGCGGTTCCTTGTAGAGACCGGTTAGGCCCTTACGGACGCTATCAATCAGCGCCCTCATCCAGGGCTTCGACGAACTCATCTAGAAGCTCCGGCAAGGTGTCGGCCAGGTTGACCGCTTCGTTCCGCGTAACGGCTATTTCACGTTGGATAGCCTCGATGTGACGCACCTCGATATCCGGGTGCTTGCGTTTCAATTTGATGTGAATGGTGTCCAGGGTTGAGCCGAGCATCGCGCTCAACTTGCCTAGGGCGAACAGGCAGAAATCCACCGGCACCAGCTTTTTGGCTTTCACCCTATTACGCATTTCTTGGGCGTCTGCTTGCTCAGTGGTCAACCGCAGTTTCTGCTGCGCTTGCTTGTACTCAATCAGCGGATCGATGGGTTGGCCGTCGTCATCGAGCGGTTGTTGTTTCTCGCCCTTGTGAACCAGCCGGTTATCCAGCACAGAACGCACGTCATAAAACGACTCCCGGCCGATCTTGGCGATGGGCGTCACCCCCCATTTATCGAAGGCTTGCGTGGTAATCCCGAGGCTGTCGGCCATGCGCGACTTGTTCAGCCACTCGGGTTTACGGGTGATCGATTGATTAGCCATAACTACACAACAACCAACCTTTGAAAATGGGTCATATATAGCGAAGACGCGGGGCCCGAATTACCCCCATGAGGGGTGGGGGTCCGGGAGTACCTTTGGTTTTTCATCCCTGCCTACCTGTCAAGCGAAAAGGCGATAAAATCGAAGAAAAGGCCACTTTATTCACCTTTTCTTTCACTTCCCGTCGACTACAGCCATCAACGAGCCGAAGCCATCGCTTCAGCCCAGGCGGTGGCTGCGTCAGCCTGATAGTTCGCGTTGACGGTGTTGTGCCCGATCTTGAAGAACGGGAAAATGGTTCGATACCTGGGCGCTGAATCACTGAAGATAAACACTGGCCGCACCTCATCGCCCTTGCCCAGCGACTTGCGCTCCCACACACCCTGCGTACCGTCGATCTCACCAGCGAAGAAGCGACGAGCATTGCCCTTGCGACGACTTCGGGCGCTACCGGTAGCGTTCGCCTGATAGCCACTCGAAGACTCAGCAGCTCCAAGGCCCGATAGGATCTTCAACATCGTGCCGCGAGACACGTTGCCATATTGGTTCATGAATGCTGTGGTGGGCACTGCGTATTGGCCGCTGCGCATGATGCCGCGCGCAATCAATGACTTTTCGAAACGCTTGTGAGGCCGCAGACCACCGCTCACCGCCTGCTGTAGGTAAGTATCAGCAGGGATGCCAGACGCCCATGAGTCTTTGAAATAGACCTCGGCGGCTCGCGTCTTGGTGGCCATCTTCACGAACAGGCTATTCAGCGTGGTCGGGGTGGGTCGATCCAAGCGTTTCTGCATCACCGTGATAGAACCCTTCTTGACCCGTTGAGCCAATAGGGTCGCGGTACGAGCCATTACGAAAGGAATTTGTCGTTTCTCTAACTCACGCATGCCCGCAGAAACAGGGAACGCATCCAGCGACATGTCGACCTTGAACATCGTCCCGCCCCTACTCTGCCGATCTACTGACTGTTAGTGGTGCGGCCTGAAGCCGAGTCGCTAACACCCGCCTTGCGTGCCAAAAATTGCGTATAGAGGCCACCTGCAACGTCTGCACCTATCACGGCGATTACGATACCCAGACCGGCTGCCAGGTAGAGGTTGCTCCATAGAGCCATCGCGAGCAGCAACGTGGCCATACCGAGTAGTCCAGAAGCGAGAAAGCGTAACGCTACACGCTGAAGGATTTGGCGAAGACCAAGGTCGCTGCCCGATGCCCTTAGCATTTCTCCAGACAAACCGGCGAGGCTAAGTAGAACCAACAACCACAAAGGCACATCGGTCAATGCCTGATGCTCGGAGTTCATCTTGAGTCCTCAAATAGGTCGGCCTCCACGTAGCTGGCATCCGCTTTAGGCAAGGAGACAGGCGTGGGACCGAAAACAAAAAAGCCCTACTCAATGGCAGGGCTTGTAATTAGGAACAAAAAACCCGGCTCAGGGGCCGGGTTTTTAAGGCGTCTCGCTGCGTTCACAGCAACACACGCTGCTATAAAAACAAATCTATTCCGTGCGGAAAAGTATTATTTTCAATAACCGTTTATTTTCCTAAGGCTGTCACTCCCAGCAGGAGTAATGACGTACCCACCAGAATCGTTGAGCTCAAGAAAGCCTCTTTTAACAAGTGAGTCGATAGTCTTGAGTGAGTAGGTTTCTAACTCATCTTTTTCGCGCTGAAACTTACTATCTGGGTAAAGAACGTAACCAAGGGAGGCAGAGTTGAGTGCAACACTTTGGATCTCTGTCAGCCTGAGCTTGGGCGCCTGTATCGACAATGACACAGACGGCTGCGCCTGCTCCACCTGCTCTAACTCTCCCTCTCTCCAATCACTAGATACGACGGGTGCTGCTTTTTTTCTAGATCGAAGCACCACAACGATAACTACAACCGAAACAATCAACACCACTTTTACATATACGTCCATGTGAGCATCTCAATGATTAAATTGCGAAATTCCGCTCCGCTTGAGCATCCATTTACATTCGTTCTGGCCGACGACTGCATGGAATTCAGCCAATAGGCCTTGATTTCATCATCGGCAGAGAACGACCATCAACGACCATTCAACTATTTTACGGCTGCTGATTTTTCCATGGTAACAATTAGGGGGCCATGATTGCCCCTTGCTTAGTCTTAAGAGCTATATAAACATGAAAATTGCAAACCTTAAACTAGTCTTTTTGTTCGCTGTTATATTGTTGCAATGCGGTAGAAAGCGCCCTGCCAAAACTTACAGAGGACAGCAGCTCGCGTAGAGCTTCCTTGAGATCACCTGTGCTTTCGCAGATATATTCCTCTCCTTCAAAAGTTAATGTGCAAGGAAAACCATTAATGTGCTGACGCCATTTGGCGATATCAGTGCGATTTTTCTTATCGACAATACCAGTTAGGGCAATCACATCTGACCTTGTATTATCGGTGGCTACACTTTCCGCCAGATGCTTAGCGCCGATCGTTGCGATTCTTGAGCCGATACTCATTGTTCTAGTTATTTTAAGTTTTCCATTTGTGTAACTAGAAAGCTCCCTATTTAGCTCGACAAAAACGTTTGCAACAGATTTTAAATTTTGATTCGCTTCTTCAGCTTTCGCCACACCAGACTTTATTGACTCTAAAAATGTCATAGCTGATTCCTTACAAGATGACTCAGTACTGGATAATGATCAGAAATATCGCTCCAAAGTAATTTGGATTCATTCTGGGGGATATCGCTCACAATTGATCCAGCACATTGAAAGATCCAGTTTTTAAGAAAATGGGAAGAAAATAATATCTGATCATAAACTGCACCTCCACTTCCCTCGATTGCAGAAGCGTGGACGTAAGACCCTGGAGGGAGTATACCTTCGCGGTATCCCAAGCATCCCCAGTAGGGATTGTAAAAGTAGTGCGGTCGTTTACGCACGAATTCGGCGTCTCGACTTGCACCTATCCCTTTAACTATTGAGTCATGATATGGTTCATCATTGTAGTCACCAAAAAGAATAATTGGAGCACTCGGACTCTCATCCATGATTTCATTAATTTTATTACGAAGTGCTTGGCCAAGACGAAGACGATTTACGCTGCCCTCTGCAAAAGTTTGCCTACTTTGCCAATGAGAAAGCCCTACAAATAAATTCTCGCCGCTCATGAATTGAAGCTGAGTAAACACACCTGCTTTTAACCATGTATTACTCAGGGCGTCCCTAACATTGGCAGATTCTAAAGGGATTGCCGTAGAGAATTTTTCAGAGTTATAAATCAAGCAAAAATCGTCAATTGATTTTCCGCCAGAATATAAATCAAGGACTTTGTATCTTGCTAAATCATAATCCTCTAGCAGTTGCTCCAAATGGCTTAAATGAACTCTCGCCACTTCGCACAATCCTAGAATATCTACACCTCGCGCCAGTAGCTCACATATGGTTGCATTGAATCCATCCGTTATCGCGTATTGGGTTGCTCCATTTTTTGGTGGAGATAGCCGACAGTTCCACCAAGCGCACTTTAGCTCCACAAATTCACCCAACGCCCGGAAATATTCAGTAGAAAGCATCGTAGCTTTCCCTCATGAAATACCACCACAGTATATCGTTGAGTGATCTGACTACACCATAAGGGCAACCGCAGGTATGAGCGTTGATGCTCCAAAACGCATCGAATGACCGCCGCTGAGTAGGTTTTTGGGTTAAATCTCTCAATTTTATTGGCCTCTCATGGCGATTGCTGCCTTTCGCGAGGAGCTGCCATGGGCCGTTTTCTGACTCTCACGACGGGCAGAAAACGGCCATAAGTAAACAGTCGGATGGTTTCTAGGAAATCTTGGGCGGTTCAGATAACAATCAGGAAGGCGTTGCAGAGGTCAAGCCACCGCCCTCATCTCACTCACAGCACAATCCACCCAAGCAGCCCCAGCCCTCGCCAACTCACGTGCTTTCCCCTCACTGAGTCCGAAATACTTGCCCACTCGCAACATTGGCCACTTTTCGCCGTAGTACAGCCAAATCACGTCTCCCATCTGTTGATCTCGATGAGTGAGCCTTGCCACAGCATTATCGATAGCTACGGCCCACTCATCAGTTATGCAGTAATTCTTACTAGCTGATACCTGTGCTACCGCCTGCCGCATCAGCGCCAAAGTCGGAGACGTGTAACCGGGCACACCCATCCCGTCTATCCTCCACCAGCCCCACTGCTCAAGTAGGTATTCGGTGTCTCCCAATGGTCGACCTGCCGGCTTACGAATCATCATGCTCTCAATCCCCTTTGTAATTTGTTCCGCCTGCTCCCAGGCGGTTTGGTTGCTCGTATTGGCTCTGTGGCCGTATCGGTGCTGGAGGACTCTTTAACGCCAGGACTTCGCGCTGTGCCTGCTGCAATTTGAAACTTAACTGGGTGACTAACTCGTCGACAGAAAGCACCAACTTGGTCCCCTGAACAACCTAACCTGAGCCGTTGCAATCCGTGCAAACCAGCTCATAACCCCCCCCCGTTACTAACGCCCTACCCTTGCAAATCGAGCAGAGTTCAAGCTCGATCCGCTCCCACTTAAAGCCAGGCCCCTGTCGTTTCTGCACGTTTTAAAACCTCGCCCTTAACAAATTGTGGTTCTGGCTCGCAGGCCCCGCCGTTCAGGGCGTCTACGAGGTTTTGCGAATCTTCATATCTAACGCCTGTCTGCGCGTGAATCGCCTTGAAGCCACGCGCATCTAACCAGTCGTGCCACTTCACCAACGCCAGGCGGCGCTGCTCTTTGGCCTGGGTGTTGATGTAGGTGGAAGCGATCTTGCCCAGGGAGTGGTTCAGCAGCATCTCGCCGATGTGCCCGTCGACGCCGAGGTCAGTCCAGGCGGTGCGAGCCACCTTGCGCAGATCGTGACTGGTCCAGCCGCCCTGCCCCAACCGAGTGAACACGGCACTGGCTTGGTTATCACTCAGCGGCTTGCCACGGCGCGACGGGAACAGAAACGCCCCTGTGTAGCCTTGGGCGGTCTGGCGGTCACGGTAACGGCGCAGCAGTGCGCACACTTGAGCAGTCAGCGGCACGCGCAGCTCGGTCTTGCTCTTGGTGTGTTCAGCCGGCAAGAACCACTCACGCTCAGGCAATGCAACGTCAGCCCACCGCGCCTGGCGGGTTTCACCGATCCGGGTGCCGTGGCACAGCATCATTAAGGCCAGCATGGCGTCACCTGGCGCGCTGTCGAAGCGCTCAGCCAGCAGCGTCACTAACTCGGGCACTTGCACATCACGCAGCCGGGCGGGCTTGGGCTGAATGCGTGCCGATGTGAAGTTGCTGAACTTCAGCTCGGCCATCGGGTTGACGGTGATCAGATCCAGCTTGCGCGCCTGACGAAAGGCCATCGCAAGCAGACGAAACAGCTGCTGAACATACGACAGCGACAGCTCAGCCTGCACCGGCCACATCAGCAACCGGTCGAGAGCCTGGGCGTTAACATCGCGAAGCAACAAATCACTCAGTCGCGGCTTGAGCTGGCAGTTGATCGCAGACTTGATGGCCGCGCGGCGCTTGTCAGACAGTGCCCGCGACTTGGCCATGCGCTCCCCGAACCAATCGAGCAGCTCGCCGACAGTCAGCCAGCCCGACACGCTGGCCGCACCATCAGCCGCCACGCGCAGGCGCACTGCCGGCAACGCTGCGATCACCTGCTTGGTGTTGAGGTCGGGAAAGGCGCCGATACGGTGCCACTGCCGCTTGTGGAGCAGGTACCACGAGCCGCGCGCACGGTTCTTG